CGACAGCGGATTTCCATTCTGCGCTGCCCAGTTGCACCCAAGTGTTTGAAGCTGTTTTTTTGTAAATTTTATTTGTATTGTGCGTGTAGTTAATTGCATACTGTCCAAGGGTTCCGATCGATGCCAATGGAATGCCTGTGGCAACACCTCCCACTAGATCATCTACCGACGTGATGTTGATCGGAGTGATAGTGGTGAATGATTGATCTGTTGCTGACCATTCAAATATACCTGGCACTGTGGAAGTTACATCTAACCAATAAGTTCCATTGGTCGGTGCTGCTTCAGGAGCAGTTGCTGAGCTCACAAGTTGACCTAGATCAACATTGGCTCTCAATACGAAAGCTCTGTTGGCAATACCTAAGAATGAATATGCTGCTTGCAATCCATATTCGTTCAACTCATAACCATGTAGTGAATTGTTTGAGGCGTCTGTGTAAAATTTTGGATCCCCAAAAGTCTCTGTTAATTCTCTCTGAGAAGAGATCAAAAATACTGTATTTGCATTGGCAGATTTTGTGCCAGAAGCTATGGCTGTGCCTGCTCCGTTGGTCTTGTCTTGTGCAGTGGTCACAATTATTAAAGGTGTAGTGCCTGCGTCTGATGGTACGTAGAAACTTTCGTTTATTATTGTTACTTCTACGCCTGGTGATGTTAATGCCATTTTATAGTTCTCCTTGCAAGTGTAAACTAGACTTATTTATAGTAATGTAAGGTTTTTGTGACGTTATCTTGACATTTTTGGTGCCTATATAGGGCACGTAAATAACGTTATGAAAAGACCCTTGTGTAAAATCTGTAGGACCAAACCCCGAGCATATGGCTATCGCAAGGGGGTCAAAATATACTGGCGCAGCAAGTGCGACACCTGCATACGCAAGCAAAAAAATCTAAAAGTTAATGGCCCCACCCGTTGGTTCCTTTCGGGCTACCGTAAAAAAACTAGATGCGAGCTTTGTGGGTTCAAATCAATAAGCGAGCAGCAGATGGATGTGTTCCATGTAGACGGCAACAGGAATAACACAAGTGTGTATAATTTAAAGACCATTTGTGCGAACTGTCAAAGATTAAAAAGCACCCAAGATCTGGGATGGTTTATTGGTGATTTAGAAGTAGATGATTGATCATGTGGTCCACTTGTGTCTTCAAATCTGCCAAACTCCCCGAATTATCTATCTCATAATCAAATGTTTGCCCAATCCAATCCCACTCGCTTTGATGCACTGTTCTCTCACGCATCTCTTCCTTGGTAGGTATGGGTCCTCTTCTAATCAATACAACTTTGCCCTTTAGGCGTCTTATTGTGTCTATCTCATTTACGAATCTTGTGTCGCTGAGTACTATTTTTCCTCCGTTGTATCTAGCGATAAAAGAATCAATCCAAATGCTATCGTGGAAATGTCCACGCATAACTTCAGTGCCCCAGTATTGTAAAATGTATCTAGGCGTGATAGGCTTATTAAGTTTATCGCTCCAATACGGATCTATTCTTTCTCTCCACATGCGACTTTCTTGTGTGGCACCTTCCAGCAATGATCTATCCCAACCGAATATAACGCTCACAGCGTCCTTCAATGACTTAGCAAAACTGTCTCTTTGATATCCGTGATTGCTAACCAAGAATTCGGACACAGTATCTTTGCCAGATCCTATTAATCCTACCAATCCTATCAGCATAGAACTATATTATAGGTTTTTTATTCTTTTTGCAATCTCTTGTTTGACTTTTTTTACAAAGTTTAATATTTGTTCACGCATCAGTGGCTTATCGGCCACTGTACTCATATTTTCCAATGCAGTAACTAGGTCCGCTAGTTCTTCGAAAGATAGATCTTCAATTTTTTTGATGCCTTTGTATGCCATAATCGGACATATTTAATCTGAAGTTTTAAATGATTAACCGATAATAAAACTGATTGGTTTTCCACCATCCATGTAATTATTAATTTCTTGATCTAATTTTTCCATCATAGCAGTGCCATCTTGTTTCAAACTATCGCCATTGAGTGTGGTTCCGCCCTGTGGGCCCGCGATGGTAGCAAATTTACTTCTTGCTTCTCCCAACATAATTTTGCAAATTGCTAGGGTATAATCTCTTACCCATGGTTTGGTATAGATATCATTAAGCAGAACTATATCTGGTCTATAATTATCTGTGTGTAGCAATACTCTCTCTCCGTCGACTCTAGGACGCTGAGTAATTGTTAAGGTATGGGTTGCGTTGTCATAATGGAACTGAATGAATGATCCAAACATTTTTCCTACTAATTCTTGATATGATGCAAAAGCATAATATGTGGCCAATCCACCCGCTGCCCCAGCCCTCAAAAGATATGTGTTGGTGTAGGCTAGGTTGAACGGTTCGAACAGCGTGCCTCCCTGTCCATCACTCCTGCTGCCCACTGTGGCCCTGCCGATTTCTCTCACGTTAATGATCTCATTTGGCAAAATATATTTGTTCTGATTTTGAACAAGATCTAAAAAGGCATAACTTTCTTCTACAGAGTTGTTGGATCTCTGTCTAAATCTGTTCACTGCTCTTTCCAGGGCTATTTGATAGTGTTTCGGGTCTAATTCCACCTCGATCATGCCATCTCCCAGCATGGTTTTTACGTAATCAAATACCTGCTGTTGTGCTGTTTGTAATTCTGACATACGTATATTTATTGTTAAAACTTTTTCCATAAATATGGCTATATGCCAAGATTGTCAATTTACAAGCCAGAAAAAGGCAACGATTACAAGTTTTTTGATCGCAATATGAATGAAATGTTTCAGGTGGGTGGAACTGATGTTTTCCTCCACAAATATATAGGAATATACGATCAAGGGGCAGAGAACACTAAAGATGGAGATGCAAGCCCATCACAGCCTCATTACAGTGGCAGTAATCTTAATGAAAGAACTATACAAGATCTGTTATTTTTGGAGAATAGAGACAGAAAATATGACAAGGACGTGTACGTGATCAGAGGTATATACAACGTCCAGGACACCGACTTCAATCTAAGCCAATTTGGCATGTTCCTACAAAATGACACATTATTCTTGACCGTACATTTGAATGATATCGTAGAAAGATTGGGGAGGAAGCCCATGAGCGGAGACGTGATAGAATTTCCTCATCTAAAGGATGAGTACAGTCTAGATGCCAGCATACCCATAGCACTAAAAAGGTTTTATGTAGTGGAAGATGTCAACAGATCTGCGGAAGGGTTCTCTCCCACATATTGGCCGCATTTATTGCGATTGAAATTAAAAACATTAGTAGACAGCCAAGAATTTCGTGATATCATAGGCGATGCTACCACTGCTGGATCTCTCGCTAGTTATATGAGCACCTTTAACAAAGAGAGAGAAATCAATGAAGCAATTATAAATCAAGCAGAAGTTGATGCCCCTAAATCTGGATTTAACTATAAACAATTTTATGTCACTCCTATAGATGAACGAGGAAATATAAGAGTTGACGGGGTAAACGATCAAGGACAAACTATATCAAGCGACAAGACCATCAATGCCGTGATCGATTCGCCTGCCAGCAGCCATTATGGATTTTACTATAATGGAGATGGCGTTCCGCCCAATGGACATGTGGCAGGGGCAGGCACCAGTTTTCCCACAGCCAATGTCAACAAGGGTGATTATTTTTTAAGATTAGATTTTTTACCCAACAGGCTTTTCCGATTTGATGGGGTGAGATGGGTCAAGGTTGAAGATGCTGTGAGATTAACTACAACCAATAATAATTCAAGGAGCACGTATAAGACTGGTTTTGTAAACAATGCTACCACTAGCACCATCAATGGATTGACAGTTGCACAGAGGCAATCATTGACCGATGCTCTTAAACCCAAGGCGGATAATTAATGCTTCATTTTTACGACGGCCAGATCAGGAAGTTCATGACTCAGTTCATCAGGGTGATGAGCAATTTTTCTATTGAATTGGGCAAAGGAAAAGACGGCACTGTGCAATTGAGGCAGGTTCCTGTGACCTATGGCGACATGACTCGACAAGTTGCCAACATCATCAGGAACAATAGCGAGAATGCACTACAGGCGGCTCCAAAGATTGCCTGTTATATCTCAGCACTTGAATATGACAGAGAAAGGATGCAAAATCCTTATCATATAGAAAAACAACATCTTAAAGAAAGAAATTATGACGCCGCCACAGACACCTACGAGAATACATTGGGTGCTGGGTATACCATAGAAAAAGTCATGCCAAGTCCATTTAGATTGACCGTGAAAGCTGACATTTATACTACTAACACTGACATGAAATTACAGATAATGGAGCAGATACTTTATCTTTTCAATCCAGATTTTGAGATACAGAAAAGTGACAACTACATCGATTGGACCAGTTTGAGCTACATTGAATTGAAAGACATCTCATTCAGTTCGAGGACTGTGCCTGTGGGAGCCGATGTTGAAATTGATATGGCGTCAATGACTTTCAGCATGCCTATTTGGTTGAGCCCACCAGTCAAGGTTTCTAAACTAGGAGTTATACAAAAGATTATAATGAGCGTGTATGACGACGATGGTGGTATTGCTAAAGGCTTGATCGACGGCACTCTCATATCAAAATCTTATATCACACCAAATAATTTTGCACTTTTATTAACCAGCAATCAATTGAGACTGTTAGGTAGCACGGGAACCAATGTGAAGTCTGGTGGAGATGGATTTTATACAGGAGCCAAGGAATCCACAACATTTGATCCCTTTGAAACATTTGGTCCGGCAATCAACTGGAACACATTATTGGAGCAATATGGTAAAATAACCAACGGGCTTAGCCAAATGAAACTCACGCAAGAAAACGGCAATGAAGTGGTAGGCACCATATCAACGTCACCGTTGGATGAGAGTATATTGTTGTTCAACATCGACGGTGACACCATACCAGCCAACACCATAGCTTCTGTGAACAAAATCATCAATCCATCGACCTTTGATGCGAGTGCCGTGCCCGCTAATGGTACTAGATTCCTGATCACGGAAAACATAGGTGACAGCACTCAATATTGGCAGACTGGCGCCGGTGTTTTGGATGCCCAAGTGAACGATATAATCCAATACAACAGCGCAACCAACACTTGGAGCATTGTTTGGGCTGCATCGGACTTTGACTCCACTGTGGAATATGTTACCAATCTTAACACAGGCATACAATACAAATACAATGGCACAAGTTGGGTCAAGAGCTATGAAGGCGTTTATATTGCAGGCCAGTGGACTATTGTGCTATAATAATCAAATGCAAGAAAACATCATATGTTCTGGTGCGTTGTTCTACGCAGTAAACACAAAAAGATTTTTATTTTTACAGCGTAATAATGATCGTACCCGTGGAATGTGGGGTTTAGTCGGGGGAAGAAACAAATACACCGAGAGTGCATTTGAAGGACTCAAGAGAGAAATACAAGAAGAGATAGGGACCACATCTGTGTTTAAAAAAGTAATTCCACTAGAACTGTTCACTAGCAATGATCAAAAGTTCTTTTTCAATACCTATGTAATCTGCGTGGCGGAGGAGTTCCTGCCAAAGTTAAACGGGGAACACAATTCTTATGCCTGGTGTGCATTTGAATGCTGGCCAAAAAATCTTCATGCGGGATTGAGGAACACCCTCAATAATAGATCAATAAAAGGAAAATTACAGACGATACTTGATCTAATTGTGTAAATCAGAATACATTTTTTGTAGAGCCGATCGGTCTATCCAAGGATACCAATAGGCGGTGACCATGTCGACGCATCGGTACACGTGATTCCAGTGACACTCCATCCATTCCATCTCGTAGGTGTATTCCTGCATGTTGCCCGCATTGGGCGCTATCTCTGTGTTGAGACTGCGAGGGTGTCCTGTTTGTGCAGACACAAAATTAGGAAAAAAGTCCATTGGATTGAACATACTGTAATTATCTAAAATAGCTCAATTATATTAGTTGCTTATTTCAAAAAAACTGTCCAGTGATGCTATCATGGCCAAAATCAACAGAGCCATCAGCATGATTACAGACGCTGCCGCATACATGGCCTCGTTTTTCTTGTAATGGTCTTTTACTTTTGCTTTAATTTTACTCAACCAGCGATTTTCGCATTCGTTGTACGGTTGCATTTTTTAATCCTCTATTACACACTGAGCCCGTTGCCGAGCTCAGTGGGTCGTTTTTTGGGTATTAGTTTTTAGCTACACCGTTGGTGAACATTGAATAGAACTTCTGGACGTTGTCCTGGAATTCCTTCACGTTCTTTTGCATGGTCTCAGGTTTGAAAGTTTCCTGTACCTTGTCATTGAACTTCTTCACGCTCTCCACTAATATTTGAGATTGCTCAGTGTAGTTCTGGCCGTTGGTTACGAAGTCATTGAACTTCTTGGCTGTGTCAATGATATCTTCTGCTGTGACTGCAGGTGCCTTGAATTCAGCAACCACTTGGTCGCCATCTTTCTTGAGGCTGTACTCGTACTCGGCTTGTTTGATTGTGTAGTTGAACTCCGCAATATTTTTTGCGAGCCCTAGTAGATCGGCACGTATTTCGTAGCCGCTTTTCGACTTGATAGTTGACATAATAAAAACTCCTTTCTGTGTGTGTGTTTGTGTTTTTCTTGTGTCAACTGTATTTATAACATAGAAACAGACATCTGTCAATATGCATGGTGAATTTGTGCGTTTTTACCGCTAATTTAAGGTTCTTTTGACTCTGGGTCTAGGCCAAACAGCACCCGAAGATGGTCTTGGTTTATAGTTTATTTTTGGAAAAACGCTGCCAGTGGCTTCACGTTCTTTCTTATAGAATAGATAGAGGTTTGGTGCTCCCTGTAAATTTTGTCCGTCAGTGGGCGTGCTTCCAGACACAGTCAACTGATCCGCTTTGGCTATGGCAGTGATGTAGGCCTTGGCCGCTTCCTGATTCATCTCTGGATATGTCTCCAATGCACAGGCGATTACCCCACACACCTGAGGGCTGGCCATGCTGGTCCCAGAATATTTTCCAACATAGTACGTAGTGCCACCTGGTGCTCGAGCTTCAGCTATGCCACTTGGCAGCGAACTAACAATGTACGTGCCGGGAGCCCATATGGTGCAGGCTGCTCCGCAATCGCTGAATAAAACTTTTTGATCTGGGTGCTTGGAGTCCACGGCTCCCACGGTGATAGCAGGCAGGTCATAAGTGCCGTAGGTAGTGTCGTCCATGGCAGTGGGACTGGTACCCCTCATGTAGTAATAGGGTGTGGCCACACTGGCTGGATATCTATTGGCCATTTCAAACGTGTTGTTCCAATCGGCGCCTCCTGGCGCTTCATGCTTCCAACGGCCATTGCCCGCGGCGCCCACCATGACTATGCCTTCATCATAGGCGTCCTCTAGATCCGCATCCAGCAGCGCCACCCTGACAGGAATACGCTGGCCTGATATGAATCCATATTCGTTCAATGTCGCTGTCGAAAAACCACCACCGCTGACAGTCTTACGATTGTTGACCCCCGTCTGTATATCTATCTGTTTCTTGTTATTTTCGTAGAACGTCCATTCCATCACCATGCCGGGAGCACCCAAGGTGCCTGAAACTGCAGCATTTCCTTCGGTCCTCACCCTATAGGTCCTGTTGGGGGCAGTGCCTTCTGTGCCATAATATATCCTCTGCACGGAGTTGTCTGCGCAACTGTGCATGATCTTGGGCAAAGGGGGATTGGATGCGCTCAGACTGGAGTATTGGTTGGAGCCTTCACCAAATGTCACATAGTGGTTGGTCCCGACGTAGATGGTGCTGTAGTCCGTGCCAATAAAATTTACGTTCCATGGAGGGGTCAATGCCCAGTATCCGTCATCGTTGTAACCACTAGTGGGTGTGGTAGATTCGGTCAAGCTGCCTGCGCCCAGCAGTGAGCTAGCCAATGAAGTCACTGTGGCTGCATCTGCTATAGTTGCGTCAGTGGGTATGGTTATTGACATGTCCAGTCCATAGACCCTGTTGCTGACGTCGTTGTTTGAAATCGTTGTGGCATATGTGATGGTATAAGTGCCCACTGTGGCGAGGGTTATCGTTTCGTCGATTAGATTGGTGGCGTTGCCCCCATCCGCGGATGCGGTAGGTCCCACTGTGAATGTTTCTACCACTGTGCTGTCATTTAGTCTCACTGTCACGCTTGTGGTCAGCGTGGTCACACCACTGCTGCCTCCCGCGGAGACGTCCATATTCAATGTCATTTGTGCATTGGCGGTGTCGGTGGCCACCGTGACTGTGTAGCTGTTTGCCGGTTGTGATACGGACGTAAATGTCGCTGAATAATTGTTAATCCTTGTCCACGCTGCGGGAGATGACACTATGCGAGAATCCGCTTGGTCCGCCGTGCCCGTGGTGGTGATCCTGTTGCCC